GGGCTTAAATGTTGAGGATGGTTTGGGTGAGTCGAAAGATCACTCGGACTACGCACGTGTGACTGGCGTTGACAAGCCAGCTGGAGTGCGCATCCTTACTGTCGGCTGCGGCTATCGTGGTGTCAATGTTCAACCTAGTCAGGGTCAGATTCTGGATGCTTTTTGTAGCAACCGGCAATCAACCTCAAGAGGTGACCTTGAATTGAAATTGAACAAAAACTTGAAAGATACTTTGAAACTCCAGGAATACCTCAAAACTCTGCCCAGTTGGGACGAGGAGGACGAGGCACTGTCTGATGACAGTGGTTGGATTCAACTTTCAGGCGATTACTCAGACGCCACTGATACGATAAAGAGAGAATGCACCATGGCGGCTTTCGAGCCACTTCCAAGCTATGGTCTCCATTCACCACAAGCCTGTGAAGATGCGCTTGCTCCTGCAACTTTGGAATATCCGAGTGGATGGTTAAACCATCCTCTGGTTCTCGAACATTTTGAGAATTGGAAGTGCACAGCCAGTGCACAGGTGATTTTGAAGAAGAAAGAGGAGAAGCGTATAGAGCGTGACGAAGATCGAGGGATTTACGCCCATGATGTCGCGCGAAGTGAAGGCAGCGAACGTCCCCCTGAGAAGTTGCGTGTAACAGATTGTCCGGATTTTCAGGACGTCTCGATCATGTCACACCTTTCTCGACAGAGAAATGGTCAGATGATGGGAAATTGGCTGTCTTTTGGGCTGCTTTGTATTGTCAATATTGGTGCTTATCATGTAGCGCTGAGAAGATGGTATGAAATGAAGAAGTCTCCTCGGAGAAAGGTTGTTATGAAACACCTTTGGAGTAACTTCATGGTGAATGGTGATGATATCCTGTTTTATTGTCCGAAGAGCTTCTATCCCGTGTGGAAAAGAGCTGTCGGTGATGCAGGATTTAAACTCTCTGTCGGAAAGAATTATGCTGTGCATGACTTTGCGATGATCAACACCAGGACCTTTATCCGGAGAGGTCCTAAACTCATTGAGTTCGGATATGTGAATCAGCGGATGATTTACGGGAAGGGGTTGTCGAGGACAAACCCTCCTACACCTGACATGCTTGGTCTTCAAGTGAATAAGATGTTGAAATTGTGCCCCTTTTCGGAGGGTATGATTCCTGCTGCCATGACTGACAGGAGAAACGTTTTTTCACGTTTGAAGAAGACCACCGGTTTTACACCAAATTGGTTCCTGCCGCCTCATCTTGGAGGTTATGGGCTGGATATCCGTGCGTTGCGCGGAAAATTGGTGGTGACACCGGAGCAGAGAAGAGTTGCTGCCTGGATGATCCTTCATCCTGATTCCAGCTGCCTATACTCTTTCAGGGCATCCACAGATTTTGATCTGCAAACACTCTTGCCACTCTGTTTGAATGAGTGGTTATTCTGTGGTAAGGTGGGCATTCTGCCACTTCCAAAGATACAGAATTTGAGTTCAGACGAGGACCTGCTATTCCAAGCAGTCCGGAAGATGTTCGGCGAGGAGGAGATCCCGAATTACTCACAACTGGAGTTTGAGGAGCTCACCAGAAATTCGACTGCGATCACTGACCAGTTGAATCAATGGAAGATGCGCTTCATGGCCATGGAGAATGCGAGGAAGGTTCATGACAGAGCCGCCCCGATCCTAGTTCCACATGCTAAGGCAGCAATGCTAAAGCGAACTTGGATTTCTCCTGTTTCAGATGAGGGTCTCTCCCGCTACTGGAATCCGTTTTTCATTACAACGGCCTTGCCAGACTGCCCGCCTCTGCGGCAGATCCCTTTTCCTAAAGACTATGTCCGATACTGTGATCGAAGAAATCTGATCATCACACGTGTTGCGGATGTCAAAGGAAAGAGAAGGGACCCTTTGGGGATCATGGGAATTGATTACCATTGGAAATCTGGCGAGGGACGACTCGGATTTTATGAGTCTGTCATTCCAGAAGACCTCTTGCCATTTATTGGTGAGGGGCAAGAAGACGATCGGCCCGATCGCTTCGGTCTCCTTGCAGAGGAGATGCTTTCGTGGAGAGAAGAGGATCCTGAGGATTTAGATGCCGATGATGGCATTGTCCTTGAGGACTTTCCGTGAAAAGGGAATGGGGTTGTGATGTGGTCAGGGATAGTCTCCTTTCGAAGGATTCGTCTCTGATCAGCCCAAAACTGTTTATCCTGACTTGCAATAAGTCTCAGGATTGTAAAATTCAGTGCTAACCAGAATGCCAAGAGACTGCACGGCGCTCAACGACATCACAATGTACAGTCCACCAAGACA